AGCGCCCATTGTGCTTGACTACTCAACAGTAGCAAACCCTTTGTCGGCTTATCCGGTCATTAAACAAGCAGGATTGTTGCTGCTGACTCATTTATATAACAATCGTAGCGACACGACTGATGCCAAGCTAAACAACATCCCATTTGGTGTTGCTATTTTGCTTCGTCCTTACAAGCCTTTGGTGATGTAAATGGCAATCGCACGGTTTGAAAACATCAACGTCAACAACCTAACCTTTGGTCAATCGACCTTTGGTGAGCAAAGCACGACCCAATCCCTTTGGTTTACTACACGGGCGCGGGTACATTCGGTTGCAAACCATGTAAAGATTACAGACAAATATCGGGTTTATTCAGACGTTGTTGAATTTACGTTGAACTACACGCCCAACACCAAGGCAATCATTGATAATCAAAACCTGTATTCAATTACATGGCGTGGCTTTGATTGGCGGGTGGACAACGTGCGCGAGGCAGATGACCGCATGACAGTTAAATTCCTTTGTGTTCGTAACGACCCTGTGGTGGCAGTCTAATGGCAACTCAGCAAAATCCGGTTCAATACGGCAAGGCTATCCAGTATCAACTGGCAAGCATTGTTACGCCCGTGCCTGTGTATGCGGCGTTTAACCGTAACTTTGCCACGGAGCCAAAATTCATCACTTGGATGCTTCGCAATGTTCACCAGCCTGTATATACAGGTAGCAATCAAGCAAACAAAGGCATTGATCGTCCGGTATTTCAGATTTCCGTTTTTACCCAATTGGTGGAAGATGGATTTACAATATCTAATCAGATTTTGCAATCGCTCCACGGGTACAGCGGCTTATTTGGCGGCGCTACTAATGGTTTTCAGATTTCAAAAGCTGATGTGCAATGGCTTTACAATTCCTATGACAACGAAAACAAGTTGGCAGAAGTCTTTATGGATTGCACATTGGACATCCCAACATAAAACAATAAACCATATTTTTTTTAAAGGATGAAAAATGGCGCTCCCAAATAAAGTTTTACCTGGCTTTTCTGCATCAATGTATGCACAGCCTTTGACTACCCCAACCCCGTTGACATTGGCTCAACTGTCCACCTTGGCAAACGTGGCAGCTATTGCTGTCTCGGGCAACTTGATGAACATTGAGGCAATCCCTGCGTTTGGTCAGGATGATGCGGTTGCATCGTTCACCGTTGCTGGCTCCCGCCAAAGCGACAAAATTCCTTCTCAGTCTGCCCCGACTTCAATGACCATTACCGCGGCTTGGAATCCTTCCGATACCGTCCTGCTGTTGTTGCGTGGTGATGCATACTCAGGTATTGTTGACCGCACTTTTGTGGTTGCCGCTACTGATGGCACAAACATCATTTATTACAGCTTCATTGGTCGTGTCTCTCAATGGCAGATTGATGCACAACCTGGCGCAGAAGCTAAGGCTACTTTTACCGTCCAACCCCGTGGAAATCTCTACGGTTGGGTTAACAACGCTTAATTAGGAGTAAAAATCATGGCAGCACCAGCAGTCGTTCTACCTGGCTTTAGTGCCTCAATGTGGATGCAAACGGGCGCTACGCCTACGGCATTCAGTACCGCAAACCTTGCAGTTTGGACAGGTCAAGTTGCAACCTTGGTTGGAACCGTGGCAAACGGAACTGGCGCATCAGGAACTGCCTTGAACGTAGAAGCCGTCCCTGCCTTTGGTCAAGACGATGCAGTTGCATCTTTTGCTGTTGCTGGTTCGCGTCAATCGGACAAAATCCCGACTCAAAGCGCACCTACTAGCATGACCATCACGGCAGCTTGGAATCCTTCTGACGCTGGTCTGTTGCTGATTCGTGGTGATGCGTACAGCGGCGTGATTGATCGCACGTTTGTTGTTGCTGCCGTTAGCGGTGCAACCACGATTGCTTATGCTTTCAACGGTCGCGTGTCTCAGTTCCAAATTGACGCACAGCCAGGCGCAGAGGCTAAATGCACGTTTACGATTCAACCCCGTGGCAATCAGTACGGTTGGAGCAACACATAATGGAATCCCTTAACCAAGTGGTTGAGGGGTTGGTTTCAGCTAATGGAGACTTGGACTTAATCGCTAGGTTTTCATTGGTTGATGCCAACGAAGTTGCTGCTGCATTGGCTTCTGTAGAAACTGATTCTGCCGAAGGTGTGGCTTTGCGTTTGTTGTCTAAATACAACCCTCTAAATGCCAATAGCCAAGAAGCCTGATGGCTGGTATTGGGGCGGCAAAGGCCCCTTTCCTACCAAAGCCAAAGCGCAAGCTGTAGGTCGTGCGGCTTATGCCAATGGATATTCACAACAAGGCGATACCATGAAATTCAGCGTTGAGCAACAAAAAGACGACCCTGTAATGGCGTTTGTAATGTGCTTGTTGCATAGTGTGACGGGCGCTCACATTCTCCATTTGGTCAGCCTTTCCTATTCTCAGCACAAGGCGCTGGAAACCTACTACACGGAAATCGGCGACCATGTGGACGACTTTGTGGAAGCCTTTCAAGGCAAGTATGATTTGCTCACAAACTTCACTAGCGGCTTTGAACCACCAACCGATGTAATGGATTACATGATGTATCTGAAGGATGAAGTCTTTGAACTGCGAAACGCTGACGGCTTCCCACAAGATACCGAACTGCAAAACATCACTGATGAAATTGCACAACTGATTGACAGCACAATTTACAAACTACGCTTCTTGAAATGACAACACAAAACACATCACAAAACACGATACAAAATACAGGCGATTTGTTGGATTTCCTTGTTAAACAAATGGGCGAACGCAAGGATTGGTTTGGACGTAGCCAGCAAAAGCTAACGGCAGTCAGCCTTGCCCATAAAATAGCCGAGAATCACGCATCACAAATGACCCCTGTGGAAGTGGTCAATTATGTGCAGGCGCTCAATCAGGAAATTTTTGACAAGATCATAAAGAATTAAATATGTCAGCCGTAACAATTCAATTAAAAGGGCTTGGTGATGTAGCCGCTGCTTTTAAAGATTTGGCTGATGATATTGGCGATAAATCTGCATCAAGTAAAGTTTTAGTGCCAGCGGTTCGGGAAGCAATGCAACCCGTGCTAAGAACGGCGCAGTCACTTGTCCCAAGAGATACTGGCGCACTAGCGGTTTCTTTAATTGTTGAAGCAAGAAGGCCGACAAAAAAAGATAAGAAATCCAAGTATGTCAATAATTCTGACGTTGCAATTGCGGCGGTCACTACGGCATCAGGTAAAAAATTAGCAGCTATGAGCCAAGGTCGTGGACTTATTCGTTCACAAAAAAGATTGGCGAAAATGGGTTTTGATGCTTCAAAGTTTAAAGGCATTCCTAGCGACCCACGCGCAATAGCGCAAGAATTTGGCTCTGCAAACAATCCGCAACATTCGTATTTAAGACCAGCGATTGAATCTCAAGCTCAAATGGTGGTCAACAATCTTGCTTCAATTTTGGAAAAACGTATCTATAAACACAGGAAATTATAAAATGTCAAAAATAGCATTAATTCTCGGCAATGAAAAAAAATTAAAAGATATTCGTATTAAGAAATTTGAATTAGGTGGGCACACTTTTCGGGTTCGCGTTCCTTTGGTATCTGAGTCAGATGCAATTTATGCAAAAGTAATAAATTCAAGCGAAGAAAAAATTGTTGCTATTTATGAACAATTGACTTCATCGTTAATGCAATTTAAAGATAAAGAATCAGAAGAATTTCAATTTACTGATGACGATGTAATTGTTAACGGGCGCTCAATGCGTGAAGCCGCCAAAAATAAAGCAATGATTGAAACTCGCGTTGTTGAATACATTAAATTGCTTGTTCCAGAAAGTGAAGATCAAACGCTAGACGACATCACTTACAAAGATATTGAAGAAGAATTTCCTTTGTCTGTGCAAATGTCTTTGGTCAAAGCAATTGGTGAGGCCATCAGCCCAACGTATGAGGAATCACGGGGAAACTAATTGGCTCATTAAGGACGCAAGTAAAAAATGCAATGGTCTTTAATGGGCATACCCTTGAATCTGTTAATTCAATAAATGAAGAAACTTTTGCACAAATCCAAACAATGTACGTTGACGGAGTTATTGGAAATCAAAAAACAATAGACTTGCTTGGAAAACTGGTTACTGGAGTTTTTAATTACATAAGGTCATCTTCATCTTCCCCGTATGAATTGAAAAATGTGATTGGCAGGCCGTATGACTATATGTTCCCGCCTGCTAGTGAAGAAGAAAAAAAATCAAGTGTAAACTCAAGCCTGTTGGCGTTTATGTCTCAAGCGCCAGGCTTTGATAGCAACCTTTTGGGGGTTAAGAATGGCAGCGAATAACATTGCAAGACTTGGCGTTGTCCTTGGTCTTGATAGCGCAGAATTTATTAGGGGGCTAGATGCCGCCAATAAAAAGCTATACGACTTTGGCGTTAAGGTTGCAGACCAAACTAAAATTGCGCTGACTGCTTTGGGGGCATCTTTTGCTGCTTCAACTTTTGAGGCAATGCGCTTTGCCGATGAAATCGCAGACGTTGCAAAAGCAAACGATGTTGCCATTGACACAATCATCAAGCTAAACAATGCGCTGGCAAACTCAGGCGGTAAAGCTGAAGATTCTGGAAAACTTCTTGCTAGTTTTACCAAGTACATGGACGGAGCCGCCACAGGTTCGTTTGAGGCGCAGCAGTCTCTTGCCAAGATGGGCATTTCATTAAATGATCTTGCCAACCAAAAAACGGAAGATTTATTTAAACGTGTTGTTCAAGCGGTTTCAGAGATTGAAGACCCATTAACTCGCAATGCACGGGCAATGGACATTTTTGGCAAAGCTGCCAAAGGTGTTGATTTTGTTGGCGTTGCAGAAGAAATGGATAAGGTCAACGTAATGACCGAATATCAAGCAAAGGCCATCCAAGATGCTGCCGATGCATTTGATATGCTTAATCAACACGCCCGTGACGTTAAGTTCACAATGGCTTCAGAAATTGGAACTTCGCTCAAGCAAACCATAGATTATTTTGTAGATTTATTTTCTACCGTCAATCAAGGTGGAGGTTTGTGGAAAACCATTTTTGACAAAATGGCTTATGGCGTTGCGTTTATGGCGTTTGAGGTCAAAGACCTT